CTAATTCATTTTCAAAAGCCACAATTATATCAGAAGTTTGTGTAGAAGAAAGTGATTCAAAATCAAAATTTTCAAATAAGCTTGATAAATTTTCACAATCTGGTCTGTCTGTACCCTTTACTCTGACGCCGTCTGCGTCACTTACTATGCCAATATATTGTTTTGCTCTTCTGATATCAAAAGAGTTACCAGTTCTAGATAATCTAATGCTTACAATGTCTCCAGTTTTTGGGGCACTGTCTTTGCTTATATCGTAAATTACAACTTGGGTATGGTTTTGAATAATTGAAAAAATTGTATCAGCGGTAACATCATCAGAGGCGTCTTCTATCAAACATGGATCCTCTAAAAATCTGTGAGGGGAGTTTGGACCAAGAATCCTTACTCTAAAAGAAAGTTTTTGGTTTTTATCACTTGACATAGCTTCTAATCTACCACGAAGATGAGTAGCATTACCCACAATTGGAGTTGGCTCTGTTAACACAACAGCCTCAAATATATCGTCTGTTAAAGCATCATATTCAAAAGCACCACGAATTGTGTTATGAAAAAGGTCAACAGCACCATCAACATAGTTAAAATCAGTAAAAGAGTAATAGTTTTTTCTTCTTGCCATCAAGCTTCTCCTTGAATCATGTCAAAGAGACTAGCCTTATCCTCATCAGATAGTCCAACTTCCTTGGTTCTCTCCTTTTGTTTGAGGCTGAGAACCTTCACCAATTGTTCGTTGGAGCGCTGCATGGTCTCAATGTGCTTTGCAGCTACAGGGGAAAGTGCTCGATTGTTTTCTGCATTTTGAGCGATTTGATTTGCAAGCTCGTTCAAGAACTCTCGCGCAACCTTACGGTCATTGCGAATATTCTCAATTGCTTCGTCCATCAAGTCGTCAAATTCATCATTCATATCTTGCCGTTTTCCCAATCAGATCTAAAGTCTCGGTAGTGCTCTCTAAACTTATTCAAAGAGTTAACCACCTGCTTTGTGTTGAGACCAGTTATCTCTCGCAGGTAAAGGTAAATAGCTTTCTTGTTAAAAATTTCTATTTCGTCTTTGCTCTCGAATAGAACGATAATTGCCTTGTATACGCGCTCGTCATTGTCGCGCATATCGTTGAATTCCCAAGTCTTCATGTCTTCGTAGAAAGACTTCCAGAACTCTCTTTCCAGTTGGTCGGTCACCCAAGTTTGTTCGGTAGCGAGATACTCTTGCTCATACTTTTTAGGAGCAGCATCAAAATCTACCTCTCGTTGATTCTTTCGCTTTTGTTTCTTGACCTTGTGGATAAACCAGTTTTTTGTAATAACAGAGAAATAAGAGAAAGCTTTGTGCCCCTTATCTGGCTGAAACTTGTCAAGGATTGTCATCAACCAGACCTTGCACTCCTCTCTCAATATATCAATATTGGGAAGTGTCGTAAACTTGTATGTGAATACAATCTTATCTACCATCTCGCTAAATGCTGGCTGGAGCATTGTCACGTAGATTTCAGTTTTCTTTCTATTACAATCAGTTGAACAATACTCAATGATTGCATTTTCATGATCTTTGGTGAAATAGTGATTAGATTTCTTCGATCTGCTGGGTCTCGGCATCTTTTTCGTCTTCCTCTGGTATGTATATTATGTCAAATTCTTCCATGTATTCTCGGAATGAGCGAGCATGATCCATCAGCGCTTGTAGCGTTTGGTCACCATAGAACATCTCAAGTTCATATACAGCCTTTACGTGCCTTGCGAAGCTTGCTGTGGCTGCTCTCATGTCATCAATCTCCGCAGAGATCATGACCAACTTTTGTGCTACGTTGCGAGAATACACAAATAGAATCACATTGATACCAAGTGACACCAACAAGATAAGCGATAGCACCATTTCAAGTCTACTCATAAAGTCCATTGCTTGCTTCCTCTTTCATCTCAGCCAGTAGCTCACGATTGGCTTCAATGTATTCGTTTGTGAGTGCACCAGTAGCCCTAGAATCTTCCTGTTTTTTGTTCAGGACTATCGGCTTACCCACCATTTTTGTGACGCTCTCGTGCCCACAGAGGTCGCAAGACTCCTTTTGTTCTGAGAACGAGTGAAAAGCTACGAAGCCTCCTTCGCAGCTATCACATTTGTATAGGTAGCGGGGCAATTACTCGCCCGCCAACCGTGTCAAATCATCCTCTGTAATTAACTGATTGTTGCTAACACGGACAGTTGGTGGGTTGGTTACGACAAGTCCATCATCGCCTGTCTGTAGCTCAAAGCCCTTGATGATTGGAACGATGTCCAACTCGTTTAGTAGTGACTCTTGAAGAGCCATCATTAGGGCACCTACTGCCTGATTTGATAGTTTGAATGTTCCGTTACTCATTTTCTTCTCCTTTAAAGTTTTTTATGTAACCCAATACCTTCATAGAAATAAATACATTTCTTGCGTATTCCAGCACATCACTATTAACACTATAATAACCTTCTAATCCATCATTTTGTATCTTTGATTCCATTTCTTTCACTTCTTTTTTCAACTTTTTTAAGTTATCCTGAAGAGTTCTAAATTCTTGATTTTAATTTCAAATATCTTCATCTTTTGATACTGCTCCGGGTATCTGTAACCAATCGTGTACTTCTCTTACTTCTAAGTTCTTTTTCCAAGCAGCTTTTAGAACCAGTGGCTCTACACCAAGTTCTTCTGCTTTATAAATGAGAGCATTTATATCTTTAGGAAAACATTTTCCACCAAACCCATGGCTTCCATCGTGACCGGGTACATTGACATGAGAATTACCCACTCTGCCGTCTGCCATTAAACCCTCTTTTGCCACATCCCAATCAGCATTTGCTGCATCTGATATCTGCTTCATCTCATTCATAAATGAAATCTTTGTAGAAAAGAAACAATTAGCCATATACTTTATCATTTCTGCTGTTTGAAAATCAGTTTTTATAATTTTTGTATATGGAAAACGAAGTCTATATAGTTCTTCGACTTTTTCAACATCCTCTGTTGCTCCACCAATGACTATTCTTGATGAGTTGATGAAATCTAATCTCGCGGTTCTCTCAGTCAAGAATTCTGGATTAAATACAAACTTTACTTGTGGGTATTCGTTACTTATCTTGCTTGTGGTACCGGGAGGTATACTAGATTTTATAACAAATACTTTGTTTTGAAGATCGATATCTAGTGAAACCACTTCTTTCAAAACATCATTGATTATACCTAAATCACAAAACCCAAGCTTGGCCATCGGCGTTGGTAGACATAGGAAAATGATTTCTGATTTTTCTACTAATTCTGCCAATGTAGAATTAGAAAGTCTCTCATCCCTATCGTAGACACTTAGCGTCTCAACAGTTAGAGAAAATCCCCCAACCAGCGCTGAGCCAACGAAGCCATTTCCAATAATTCCAATATTCATTTACTATCCTCTTGTTTTGTTATAGATATCTTGTAATGTAGAATAAATTATATCAGCACCTTGTTCAAGTGTGTTTATATTTAATTTATTATCTCTTGCGGCTTCATAAAGTATATCAGATTTTTCATCACACAGTTTTGGATTATTATAAAATTTTTTAATTTTGTCAGCCATATCTTTTATATCTGGTGCCCAAGTTATGTAATCTGAGTACAATTCTTTTATATAATCAATTTCTAGATTTATCGTGCTTGTACCCACAAGTGCTGCTTCTAATTGCGGTATGCCGTGCCACGCAGACAGTTGAAATTTGGCACGCGACAAAAAGAAAAACTTTTTCTCTCCATTTGTGTTTGGGATAAATTTTACTCTTGTTTTGCAATTTTTTAAGATATTTTCTATTTGTGACTTTTCTGCGCCGTCGCCAACGATTACCCAAGTTGTATCTATATTAGCCTCTTTCACAGCGAGTGCAAGCTCGGCCACTCTTTTATTTGGAGCTAACCTAGAAACTGTTATAAAATAATCCTCTTTTGCTAAATTTCTTTTTTTATTTAATGGCATTGGGCTTGCTGGATATTTTATGAAGCAATTATCTAACTCATTATTAGAAAATATCTTTGCCTTTTCTTTAAATGTTACCCCAGCACATGAACTAACATTGCTGGCAATTGCGCCCCTAATTATGTCAGTATAGTGTCTAAAGTAATTACTATTTTTATATAAACCTGATACATGTTCTTGTCGAAATCCCCAATTTAATGGGTCTTCGCCAGTTTCATAACCATATAAACGAAAGGGTGGAAGCCACTCCCAGTGTGAATAAATTGGCAAATTTAAATGCTTTGCAACGCCTACAGCGTAGGGAATACAGGCATCTATCGCTCCAAAAACTATATCCCAGTCATTGTTTTGTAAATTTAAACTACTTCTTCCTGTAACTACTAAATCAAGCTTCTTAAATCTAGGTCTTAAAAAATTTGCCATCTCAATTTGTGGCGACGTGTTACCAACACCGGTTGGAGTAATATATAACAATCTCATTTTATCTCCAAATATGGATGCACACAACTTAAATCTACAACTTTATCTATGTCTTTTTTCATCAAGTTGCTGCTAAGACATAATGCCCCTTTCGCATCTTTGATTCCAAACCCTTGTCCATCTAATATTCTTTGATAACTCTTGGTATGTAAGTCACCAAACCCATTACTGAATTCAAGTTCTTTGTCATCAATCTTTATTGATCTAATCATCCTAATGCCACTTTTTGGCAACGTGTTCTTGTCAATACTCAAAAACCACCTAACTTTAGCTCTCTCCAATAGCAAATATCCACTAACAGTTGTATTGGTTCTCTCATAGACTTTCAAATCCAAGCACTGTCCAAAAATCCAAATTAACATATCAAAGAAGTGAATTCCAATATTCATGCACAAGCCACCTGATTTGGAAAGATCTGATTTCCATGAGTATTGGTACCAGAGTCCTCGACTAGTAATATATGTCAAATCAATATCATATATTTTATTTTTGTCAATAGAATTCTTCAAGTCTATTATAGAATCATGTAGCCTCAGTTGTAAGATATTATTTATTTTATTGCCAGTTTCTTCTTCCAACCCTTCTAACAAATCTAAGTTTTTTGGATTTACAATAAGGGGTTTTTCACATATCACATCAATGTTGTTTTTCAACCCCATTCTTATGTGAGCATCGTGTAGATAGTTTGGGGAACAAATTGATAGATAATCCAGTTTGTTTCCTCTTTTGCTTAGCCTATCTATGTGTCTCTCAAACCTTTCTGGTTCTGTAAAAAACGAAGCTTCGGGGAAATAAGAATCTATAATACCAACAGAATCATTTGGATCTAAGCAGGTGATTAAATTGTTGTTTGTATCTTTTATTGATTCTAGATGCCTCTTGGCCACAAATCCAGCAACCCCTATAAGACCAAAGTTATGCATTGTAAAACTCTCTTATTGTTTGAATAACAAACTCAACCTGATTCATTGGCATATTAGGATATATAGGTAATGCCAAAATCTCATTACACAAAGTCTCACTGTTTGTCATAGAAATATTATAATCGAAAAGCTCTGTTTTGTTTAGAGAAACTGGGTAGTATATATTGCTACTCACGTTTTTGGAATCTAAAAAGTTTTTGAGATTGTCTCTATTTTTTATTCTGATACAGAACTGATTCCATGTTCTATTTTCTGAATCTGTGGGTAAGACTATCTCTTCTACAGAAAGCAAACCAGAGATATACTTGTTGGCTACCTTTCTTCTAGAACCCAACAGATCGCTAAGATTGTTCAACATAACTCTTAATATTGAAGCCTGTATTGTATCAAGTCTAAAATTATATCCTAAAATTTCAGGGTGATATTTTTTTCTACATCCGTGATTTTTGATTTTTGTTATTCTTTCAGCAACCAAATCGTCGTTCGTACATATTGCCCCACCATCACCAAAACATCCTAAGTTTTTAGTTGGAAAAAAACTAAATGCTCCTGCTGTTCCGATGGTACCAGTTTGGCTTCCATCTTTAAACTTTGAACCAAAAGATTGAGCACAATCTTCTACAAGAATCATGCCTTTATGATCACAAAACTTGTGTATCTCTTCTAGTTCAACGGGCTCTCCAAATAGGTGAACTATCAATATAGCCTTTATGTCTTCTGTATATGCTTTTGAGATCTGTTCTATATCAGGATAGAATTTATCTTTTGATATGTCTACAAATACAGGTTCTAGTCCAGCATTTTTTATAGCTGTTGCCGATGCTAAAAAAGTAAAAGGAGTTACCATCACCTTGTCTCCCGATTCCAAACCAAGGGACAAAAATATAGTCAATAACGAATCTGTACCCGATGACATGCCGATGCAGTGCTTTACACCTAAATAATTTGATATTTCTTCTTCTAATTTGGCCACAGATTCACCATTTATAAAAATTGAAGAGTCAATAGTTTTTTTTATTTCTATATCAATTTTGTTTCTAAAATTTGCGTAGCTTTTGTCAAATTCAAACAGTGGCACCCTCATTGTTGCTCCATTTTTTTTTGTAAGAAGAAAAAAATACTTCCAATTTTTCATCCTGTTCATTAGAAATCACAGAACTATATTTATGATACGCTATTTTCTCTAATTGCAGATTTTGTAAGTCACTATTCTGCAACATCTTTATAGATTCTATCAGCATCTGTTGTTCTAGGTTCTGAAGTCTTATTTTTATATCGATTAGTGTATCGTCATCATAAATTGGTATTTTTTTAAAATCAATTTTACTACCCATATCAATTCTATGATTGATTAAGTGCGAAGTGACACCTTGCGGCAAATCGTTTAAAATTGCCTTTTTAATGGTGTCCAATCCTCTATTCAAAGGCAAAACTCCCGGATGTAAATTTATAATTCCAATTTTAAATTTATCAATAATTTCTTTATTTAATATTCTAGCCCCTAGAATTACCCCTAAATCAAACTTATTTTCTTCTAAAAATAGTTCCAGTTCTTTTGAATCATGATCACTAATCATATAATTGAAGTTCATTCTTTGACAAATTTGTTGTGGGTGCGTCAAAAAAAGATTTTTAGGACTAGTTCTTTTTTTTGAAGAGTTGATTTTTAATTTTTTTTTATTTGCTGCAATTACGACGTTTGGCTCTATTTCATTGTAGAATAAATTGTTTAATCCTGTTTGTGTTTTCCAATGCTTAAAATTGTAAGCAAATACAGCAATTTTCAATTTCATTTAGTAATCTCATTGTAAATAATTTCAGATGGCATAAACTCAGGATGTAAATATAATCTTTCATGCCTGATTTTATCAGATTCTAAAACCCATGATATATCTTCATGCATGTTTTCTATCTTTTTACAGAAGTTTTCTTTCTCAGTTTCGACCCATTCTGTTTTGTTGCGAAAAACTAAAGTTCTTTTACCAAAAAAAGCGCTTGTTTTTTGTATACTACCGGAGTCTGTAAATATGAAATTGCACCCAGCCATCAACTCAACCATTCTATTATATGGTAGTGGCTCAATAATGTCAATATTATTTGGTAAATTAATTTGTTTAATTAGCGAAGCCATTCTATGGTGGATAGGAAAGATAATTTTCTTATCTATTTCTCGGCAATAATCCATAATGTTGTTTAAGTTTTCTAAATTACAGTTACTTTGCCTGTGAATTGTCATTACGCCATAATCTGAATATGTTATTGTTGGGCTAATGTTATTGAGTAATTCATATTCTAAGTCACCACAATAAACCCCATTATCTATATTTGATAAAGCCGAAATAGATGAACAAAAATTAATATCTGAAACACTATCGGTGAAAATTCTATTTATTTCTTCTGGGATATTTTTATCTCCGCATCTTAGTCCAGCCTCAACATGACAAACTTTTTTATTCATCTTGTATGCTACCAAAGCTGCACAAAACGTCGAGTTAGTATCCCCAAAAACTAATATAATATCTGGCTGTTCTTTTCTTATAACTTTTTGAATTTTTCTTGTAATTTCAGAAATAAACTCTATCTCGTTTTTGTTATCGGAACCTAAAAAATAATCTATCTTTAAATCTAGATCAGAGATTATATTTTTAGATACACTGTCACTATAGTGTTGAAGAGTATCAACGATAATATGATTACATTTATTTTTGAAGTAATCATATAGCGGCTTAACTTTAATGTACTGTGGTCTTGTTCCAATTATACTCATAATTTTCATTTTTTGCTTGTCCACATATATGTTGGTGTATTTGCATAGTTAACTCTATCAGTATAATAGCCTAGTTTTTCCATTAACTGACTCATTTGATTGAATTCAGATACTGTTGCTAGTTCTGTAAAGATTACCGGCTTATTTTTCTTTATGGTTTGGATTGCTCCTAACATAACCTGCTTTTCAAAACCTTCAACATCTATCTTCATCAACGATACGTTATCAAGCCCAAGCTGATCTACAGTTTTGACTATTATTTTAGTTTTTCCGCCTTCTTCAATTCTTGTAGAACCACAGTTATTAGGATCAATATCGTTCATATACAAAATACCCTCTTTGTTGCTAAGTCCAAAGTTAAAAATTTTCGTATTATGACAATTTGTACTACAATTTTTTTCAAGATATTTTACAATAACTGGATTTGGCTCAAAACTTATTATATTTTCAGCCTGAGTAAAATTAGAAAAATACACAGTATGGTTACCTAAGTTTGCTCC